AGGTGAAAACCGCCCCGTCGCTGCTGCTGCGATCCGCCTTCGCGGATGCGGTCTGTCTGCGCGACCCGGCGAACAATCTGAAATTGGCAAAGGCCCGATCCACGGGCCGGATCGACGCGGCTGCGGCAACCGTTCTGGCGGTCGCAGAGGGTGCCCGGATGATGGGCCGCCCCGCGCATAGAGGGGGACGCATCGCATGGGGATGATTGAAACGGCATCGCGGATCATCGCGCGGTTCGGGCAGGCAGGCACCTTTGAGCGCCCCGGCCCGTCCGGTGGCGATCCGTGGAACCCGACGCCGGGGGAACCGACCTACCATGACGCCACGGTGGGCGTCGTTACCTATGACAACGAACACCGCGACGGAACGCTGATCCAGATGAATGACCTGCGGGTGCTGGTTTCGGTCGAGGGGCTGGACATTGCCCCGAACGTCTCCGACCGGCTGCACATCGGGTCCGCCGAATATTCCATCGTCAAGGTGTCCCCGCTGGGGCCTGACGGGGTGCCGCGCTTCTATGACTTGCAGGTGCGGCAATGAACCGGCGGCGCGAATATGCGCGGCACTCTGCGAAGGTCACGCGCGGCCAGCGCTGGAAGGCTCTGCGGATGCAGGCGCTCGACCGCGACGATTGGGCTTGCGTCCAATGCGGGGACCGGCGGCGGCTGGAAATCGACCATATCGAGCCGGTCAAGGATCGGCCCGACTTGGCCTATTCGCTGGCCAATCTCCAAACACTCTGCGGGCGGTGCCACGCCCGGAAGACCCGAATTGAGGTTGGCATGGGCCAGCCCAATCCCGCCCGCGAGGCGTGGAAACGACTGGTCCGCGAGACGGGCCGCAACCCTATCGAGCACGAAAGGAAATCAGATGCTTGATTCAGTGAAGATCGCACGGCGGCAAAGCGAAATCCGCCAGACCCTTTCCGGCATTGTCGGCAAGGATCAACCGACCGAGGACGAGACGCGCCAGATGGACGAACTCGACCGCGAATATCGGTCGAACGAAACCCGGTATCGCGCCGCGCTGATCGCGGAAGACGAGGAACGCCGGGACGCCGGGGCCGAACTGGAAACCCGGTCGGATCGGGAATGGGCCGAGATCATGGCCGGTTTCGAGATGCGGCAGGTGGCCCTTGCCCTGGACGAGGGGCGCACCCTCGATGGCCGCACGGGTGAGATCGTCACCGAACTGCGGTCGCGCGGCGGCTATCGCGGTGTGCCCGTGCCGTGGGAGGCGCTGGAAATCCGCGCTGGTGAGACCGTGGCCAGCGGCACCCCCAACCCGCTGCGCACGGCCCCGATCATCGAACGGCTGTTCGCCGGGTCCGTCGCGGCGCGCATGGGTGGCCAGATGGTCAACGTGGGCTTGGGTGAACAGGAATACCCCGTCGCCACCTCTGCCGTCACGGCGGGCTGGGCTGCATCCGAGACCGGCAACGTGACCGGCCCGAGCGCCTACACGACCGTGGACCGGCCCCTGAAACCGGATCACAACTTGGGTGTTCAGATGCGCATCACGCGCAAGACGCTCAAGCAATCCGGCACCGGGCTGGAACAGGCGGTGCGCCGGGACATGAATGGCGCGATCGAGGAAGCCCTTGACCGGGCCGTGTTCCTGGGCAGCGGATCGGCCGGCGAACCCACGGGCCTTTTCGCGGGTGCGTCCGCCTGGGGCATAAACGAGGAAGACGTTGCGGCGGCTCCGACCTGGGGCGCGTTCCGTTCCGAGGTGGTCAGCTTCATCACCGGCAACGCGGCCAGCGGCCCCGGCGATGTGCGCCTGCTGATCCGCCCCGAAATCTGGGATACGATGGACGCGGACATCTGGGACGCGGGCAGCGGGATCACCGAATGGGACCGCCTGACCGGCGCTCTGGGCAGCGTGACCATGAGCCACAACGCCCTGGCCGATCCGACCGGCTCGCCCGAGGCCACCAGTGCCGTGATGACGACCACGGCGGGCGGGGTGCCCCCGTTCTTCGTCGGCACCTGGGGCGCAATCGACCTGATCCGCGATCCGTATTCGGACGCGCAATCGGGCGGTCTGCGGCTGACCGCGCTGGCCACGATGGACGTGACCATTTCCCGCGCGGTGCAGACCCGCATCCTGACGGGGCTGCAATAATGCTCTGGGGCGGTCATGAAGGCGGCCTAGAGCTGCGCAAGCGGGCGTCGGGCGCATTGGCGCTTCATGGCCGCTTCCCGTATGGCAAGCGCGCGGTCCTGTCCGATGGGGGCAGGACCGGGCGTCCCCGGAAAGAGGTGATCGCCCCGCGGGCGTTCTCCTATCGGGTAGAGCGTCCCGAGGAGGACATTCACCTGCTGATCGGCCACAGCTATGACCGGCCTCTCGCATCGCGCGGGGCCGGGACGCTGGAACTGACGGACAGTGACGACGCGCTGTCCTTCGCGGCCACGATCACCGACGAAATGCAGGAGGTCAGCTATGTGCGCGACTTCCTGGCGGCGATGCGCGCGGGCCTGATTATCGGGATCAGCCCCGGTTTCCGCATCCCGCCGGAACGGGCGGTGCCGAACGCGGAGAGGGTCGAGGAAGAAGACCCGGCGGAAGGCATGGCCCTGATCCGCACGATCTTCGCGGCCTTGCTCTATGAACTGAGCGTTGTGACCCGGCCCGCCTATGACGAAACCCAAATCGAGGAACGGAACTGGAAGCCCGAGCCGCAAGCGCGGGTGTTCCTTTCCAGCCGGACGCGGGGGGCACTGAAATGGCGGTGACACTGATAGAGGTCGAGGAAATCCCGGCCAGCTATCCGGGCGTGACGGCCAGCCTTTCGACGGCTGCGGCGGCGCTCAATGCGGATGCGATCTGGCAGCGGCTGGAAGCCTATTGCCGGGTGCGCTGGACCACGCGCGAAATCGTCTGGACGGTCGAGGGGGAAGGCGCATGGGAAGCCCCGCTGTCGCCCGCCACGCTGAACACGGTCGAGGTCTGGGAGGGCGGCGCATGGGCCGAATGCACCCCGGCGGCGTCCCCTTGGGGCGGCTATGACCTGCCCGGTGACGGGCCGTATCGGATCACGGCGGACGTGGGCGGCGGCGACGTGCCTGCGGCTGTCATGGAAGCGTTCCGGCGGCTGGCCGAATACCTGGCGGATGACACCGACCGCGCGGGCGTGGCCAGCTACAGCGTGAACATGGGCGGGGCAATCGAGGAAAGCTATGACCGCAACCCCGCATGGATGGGTCGGGCACTGGAATACAGCGGGGCGGCGGACCTTCTGCGCCCCTACAAGCGGAGGGTTTGAGATGGGCATTCTCGACTTGTTCAAGCGGCGGGCCGAACCTGCCGAAACCCGGTCCAGCGGATCGGGATACACTGCGGCGATCATGGCAGCGCGCGAGGCGTATATCTCGGGCGCGTCCGGGCTGGCCGAACTGACTTCCACGGCGCAGGCTGCGGTGACGCTCTGGGAGGGCGGCTTGGGGCTGGCGGATGTGGAAGGCACCGACATGCTGGACCGGCGGTCCCTGACGCTGGCCGCGCGGTCCCTGGCTTTGCGGGGCGAGGCGCTGTTCCTGATCCGTGAGACGGGCCTTGTCCCGTGCTCCGATTGGGATCTGCGCACCCGCGATGGCAGGCCCACGGCCTACCGGGTGTCCGTCTCTGAGGCGGGCGGCGGGCGCTCCGAAACCGCGTTGTCTGCGGAGGTGCTGCACTTTCGGATCGGCTGCGACGTGGCCGCGCCTTACTACGGCACGGCCCCTCTCAAGCGGTCGCAGTTGACGGCGGGCCTGCTGAACGCGGTCGAGACGGCGCTTGCCGAGGTCTATGAGACCGCCCCGCTGGCCAGCATGATCGTGCCCTTTCCCGAGGCTCCGCAAACTGACCTGGAACAGATGGCGCGGGGCTTCCGGGGAAACCGGGGCAAGGTGCTGATCCGGGAATCGGTCAACGTCGCGGCGGCGGGCGGTCCTGCCCCGGTGCAGGACTGGAAGCCACACGACCTGTCCCCGGACCTGTCCAAGAGCATGACGCGCGAGACGCTGGCGGCGGCGCGAGACGGCATCAACATGGCGTTCGGCATCCTGCCGGGGCTGACGGCACCGGCCACGACCGGGCCGCTGGTGAGGGAAGCGCAACGCCACCTCGCCCAATGGGTGCTGCAACCCATCGCCACGATGATCGCGGAGGAAGCATCCGAGAAATTCGGGCTGGCCGTAAAAATGGACGTGATGCGACCGCTGCAAGCCTTCGACGCTGGCGGACGGGCGCGGGCGCTTGGCGCGGTGGTGCAGACCTTGGCCCTGGCGAAAGAGGCGGGCGTTGATCCGTCCGAGGCGCTGCGGCTGGTAGATTGGGAGAATGGGGCATGAGCGATCTGGACACACAACTTGCCGAGGTCATTGGCCAGCTAGACGATGAAAACCTGTTGCTTGTCGTGCTGATGGCACATGCGCTCAAGCGCAAGGATATGGTCTTGAATGCTGCACTTGAGGCGTATTGCCATATCCCTAGGCGGGAGCAGGATGAGGCGTCTTGCGAAGTCGATTTTGACCTTCTGGGCCGGATCAAGACCGTCTGCCCCGAAGATGAAAGCCTGACCTGGGGCCGCGCTCTGACCCGGTGCGTGATGCGTGGGGATCAACGCAAAGCGGCGGCGCTTCAAGACCTGATGCGCCGCCGCGTGGCAAACTAGAAGACGGTGTAGCGGCCCTACTTCAAGTCGCTCTCCCGGACGTCCAGTCGGGCAATGTCGAAAGTCGGGACTTCATCCGGGGAACGGTGCCCTTCCACGTATTTCTTCCAGTTGTCGGAAGAATACGGACTGGTCGCGGGTTCACACTCGACCATGATTTCATGGAGGGTTCCCGTCTTCGGCTGACCGCTAGCGAATCCGCCGGTTTCCGGGTGGTCGAGCCGCCACCAAATTTCCCGGACGATCATGTCTTCGCCCCACGGGCGCGGCTTGTCCGGGCGCTGAACCGAAATGTAGTCGCCCTTGCGCGGCAAGGTGGGGAGGCTGAAATCAAGCGAGTAGTCCGGTTTCGTTCGTCCCGGTTCGCGGATGACGATGCAAACCTTGATCATGTGTTCTGTCCTTCTGTCTGGTGGCGTCTCCGCTTCTTAACGTATGTCATGCATTAAGGCTAGACAACCCGCTTAATGCATGGCATACGGAAAGACATGAAGCACAAGGCGTTCACTGAAATCGTCGCTCATTCGACGCAGATTCCCGAAAAGACCGTAGGTGTCTACGTTCGGTTCCTGAAGGCTGCGGGTCTGCTGACTTCGGGCGCTAGGGGTGTGAATGCCCCAGAGATGACCACGCGCGACCTTGCCCGCATACTGATCGCCCTGTGCTCGACCGACCGTCCGTCCGATGCGGTCGAGGCGGTCAACTGGTATCGTGAACTCCCCTGCGCCAAGGGCGGCACGATCACCACGGGGAAACACCCCGTAGACCGCACCGGCAAAGTGTCGAAACCCATCGAACTGTTCACGGTCGATGCTGGCGACCCGCTGGAAGCGATCATGGAAGGCGTGTTCGGCGCGCCGCCGATCATCATCACGCTTCTCGGGATGAACTTTGAAATCATCGAACCGAACCGCGTTGTGATCCTGACGCTTGGCGATACCGCCCTGCACTTCACGAACCCGGAATATCTGGAAGAGCGCGGCAAGGACGGGGGGCTGTCGCGCGGCATCAAGACGGCGCGAAGCCTCACCGACCACGCTCTGACCGAGATGGCGTTGCCATTTGGGCTCGAACAGTCCGATGGCTCGACCTGGGAGGAAATGACGGCTGAGGAAGGGCGCGCGGCCAAGGTCGCGGCGCGTCACATCTTCGGGGTGAAGGACGATGGGGATGCCGATGGCTAGCGCGAGCCTGAATATCACCGTGACGGAAAAGCGGATGCTGAACCAGTCCGAGGCGGCTGGTTACACGGGCTTGCCGGTCAAGCATTTCAAGGCGACCTGCCCGGTGCAGCCGGTCGAGATGCGCCCCGGCTCAATCCTTTGGGACAAGCGCGACCTGGACCAGTGGATTGACGCAATGAAGGAAGGGGCTGAGATGGCGACGCAAGACGCCATTCTTGGCAAGCTATAATGACGCGGATCAGGGTAAAGGGCTTCAAGATATTTGATGACCGACACGGGAAACCGCGCTGCTACCATCGCGCCACGGGCCACAAGATCGACTTGGAAAAGACCCCGCTGGGATCGGCTGAGTTTTTCGCGGAATGCGCTCGCATCGCAGCCATTGCCGAGGCGAGGAAGGCGCAAGCCCCCAAGCCGGGAACTCTTGGCGGGCTGGTCAATGCCTATTTCCAGACTGAGCACTTTGGCAATCTGGCGGACGCCACCAAGCGAGACTATCGCAAGTGCGCTGACTTCCTGCACCCGATCCGCGACACGCCCGTTTCCGCGATCACTACGCCCCTTGTGTCGGGCATCCATGACAAGGCGGCGGGCAAGATCGGCTGGCGGCGGGCAAACATGGTCCGCACCTTCCTGAGCCAAGTTTTCCGCTACGCCATTCCCAAAGGTCTGATCGACCGGGACTATGCGGCGGGCGTCATTCCCAAGCCTCGCCCGAAAGATCGGCCCTATGCCAACCGGCCCTGGACGGTCGAGGAACGCGCCGTTGTGCTGGATCGGGCCGCGCCCCACGTCCGGGTGGCGGTCGCGCTGATAATGAACACCGGCCTTGATCCGTCCGACGCGCTTAAGCTGACCCGTCGCCAGATCGACGGCAACACGATCTGGGGCGTCCGGGGCAAGACGGGGCACGAAGTCGCCATTCCTATTGGCCCGACGCTGCAAAAGGCTTTGGACGCCGCACCGGCCCACGACGCGGTGACGATCCTTGCCACGTCCACCGGGAAGCCTTGGACCTACAACGGCTTTTCGACGGTCTGGCACCGCTTCAAGAAGAAGCTGGAAGCTGAGGAAGCCGTGCAACCCGGTCTGACCCTCAAGGGACTGCGGCATACCGTGGCCACGACGCTACGCGAGGCGGGGC